AAGTAGCTGCCCAGAAGCGTGAGAAAGCCCGTCAAAGGGAAGCTGAACGTGCTGAGAGGGAAGCCAAACGGATTGCTGATGCTGCTGAGAAAGCTGCTAAGGCAGAAGCCAAACTTGCACAAGAGATTGCAAGTAACCAAGCTAAAGCTGCCCAACAATCTACAGCCAACTTGAACCAACGCCTCGGCGTGACAGGTTCTTCGGCTATGAACTCTGGTGCTGGTTTTGGCGCTCTAGAGCAAGAGATTGAACGTCTTCGTCAGAAGTATGACAAGATTTACGCTTCCTCCCAACTCTATGAGACTTCTCTTGAAGAATTGAACCGTGCACATATGCTTGGTATCACCTCTATCAAACAACACGAAGCGGCTGTCGAATCTCTAAACGCTGAGTACCAAGCCTTCCAAAGCGGTGTTGCACAAGCTGGCAATAGGTTTGCTCAACACGTTAATCAAACTTCGGATGGTTTGAACAAGTTTGGGGTAGCTGCACAACAAACTGGCTATCAGGTCAGCGACTTCATCGTTCAGGTTCAAAGTGGGACAAACCCTCTTGTGGCCTTTAGTCAACAAGCTACTCAGTTGGCTGGTTTGCTTTATTTGTTGCCACCCTCTATGCAAGCGGCTACAGTCGGTTTTGCTGGTTTTAGTATCACTATGGCAACGGCTACAGCGGGTTTGACTATCCTCATTCCATTGCTGGCAATGCTTGCTATGAACTTCGTAGGTTCTGGTAAAGAGTCTGAAGAAGCTTCTAAGAAGATTGACAGGCAAGCCCAAGCCTATGAGAACCTTAAGACAAAGGTTGAAGAACTTCGTCTCGAAAGGCAAATGAGTGTTTCTGGTGCAGCGAGTCAAGATGAACAAGTTACTCTGAACGAGATTCTAGCCCTCAAAAAAGAACAGGTCGATTTGCAAAAGCAATTGAACTCTCTTGAAGGTGCAGATGTTCGAGCGGCGGGTTATGTTCTTGCGAGACAGGCAGAGAGAGACGCTATTCAAGCTAAGATTGACGAGCGTGAGATTACTATCGAAACTCTCACTGCACAAGCCACAGAGACAGAGAGGATCAACCGTCTTAACCAGACTCGTGCTAACCAAATCCTTGAAGAACTTGCTGCTAATCAACGCCTTAAGCAAGAACATGCTGCACAAGTGAAGCTGATGGGCGATCAGTTGGCTGCACAAGGCCGCATGAAAACTGCTGCTGAAACTGTACTTGAAAAATTTGGCATGATGCGTACTGTTGCTGCTGGTGTTGCTGATGAACTTGAGCGTGGCGCGTCGGCTGCTTTTGCCATTGCAAACCAAGGCTCACCTTCCCAACTTGCTTACGGTGGTCGTGGAACAGTTAGCGACAAACCTGTGATTGACCAATACGGGAACCCTGTCCCTGTGTTTTCTCAAAACCGCCCTAAGCCTCGTCCAACAGATATTGACTTTGGGTATTATCCTGATACAAAATCTGGTGGTGCTGCTCGTAGGGAAACACAATTGCGTAAGCAGATTGACCTGACTAAAGAGTTGACACAGGCTGAGAAAGATCGGCAAACTATTGTCCAATCTATCGAAGGTTCTCTTGAAAGTGGTTTCATGGCTATGGTTGAAGGTACGCAGTCTGTCAAAGACGCTTTCAAATCTATGGCAAGGGACATCATCAAAGAACTGTATCGTGTGCTTGTTGTTCAGCGAATGGTTGGTGGTATTTCTAGTGCCTTTGGCCCTCTCACTGGACCCTCTACAGGTTCCTTTGGTTTGCCTTTTGGTGGTAAAAATGCTTCTGGTGGTTCTATGATCCCCGGTAAGTCTTATCTGGTTGGTGAACATGGTCCTGAATTGGTTGTGCCTCGCCACTCTGGAACGGTGATGAACGCTAACCAAACTGCTAACGCTCTGGGTGGTGGTTCTGGTAACGTGACTGTGCAGAACAACATTACTGTAACAGGTAGTGATGCTGCTATGGTTCGTGCAGAAGTTGCTAAGATGATCCCCCAAATCACCAATGCTACAAAGGCTGCGGTTATTGATGCTAAACAACGTGGTGGTCAGATGGCTGCTGCTTTCCGTTAAGAGGTAAAGATGGCTATTACATATCCCTTGAACACCCCGACTAACATTGGGATTGCTAACATCACCCTCATGGCTGAAAATGCTGTTGCAGTTAGCCAATCTCCGTTTACCTTCTCACAACAGATTGTGGCCCATCCCGGTCAAAGGTGGGCTGCATCTATCTCCCTTCCTCCCATGAAACGACAGGATGCCGAGAATTGGATTGCTTTCCTTCTGAGCCTTAAGGGTCAAGTTGGAACCTTCCTTCTCGGTGATCCTAACGCCGTAAATCATCAAGGTACTGCCCTTAAGAATAAACTGCTTTACACCCAACAGTTTGATAATGCTTATTGGGCTAAGACAAGGACCACTGTTACTGCTGATACTACAGCGGCACCAGATGCTACAACTACTGCTGACTCTTTGATTGAAACGGCTGTTGGTAGTACGCATGTTGTTGCTAGGTCACTCAATTATACTGCTGGTGTAACCTATACACTGTCTGTATATGTAAAACCAATTGGGGCTAGGAATGTTAGAGTTGACCTTCCATCGGCAGTTTTTGGTGGAACTACTGCTGCATTTTTTGATATAACTGCTGGAACAATCATCAGTACGACTGGTAGTCCAGTGGCAACTATCACAGATGCTGGAAACGGTTGGTTTCGTTGTACAGTCACTAAAACGGCTGTTACTACTATCGCGTCTTCTCTTAACATCTACATTGTTACAGGTACAACTACAACCTCCTACACTGGTGATGGTGTTTCTGGCCTCTATCTTTGGGGCGCTCAAGTTGAAGAAAACTATGTAGCGACAACTTATCAACAGAATGGTGTTGGAAACTCTCCCCTTGTCAACGGTGCTGGTCAGACTGGTGGAACGCTGAATATCGACAATTGCAGTATCAGTGAAGTTGGTTACCTGCTTGCTGGTGATTACTTGCAAATCGGTTCCGGCTCTAGTACACAGTTGTACAAAGTTCTTACACAAGTGGATACAAGTGCAACTGGTACTGCGGCGGTGGATATTTGGCCTAATCTTAGGGCTTCCCCTGCTGACAACGCTGCCATTACGTTGATAAACACTAAAGGCCGCTTCAGGCTTAAGGAGAACATCAGCCAGTGGAACATTAACGAGATGAGTTCTTACGGTATCACCTTTGACTGTGTGGAGGCGCTATGACTAGATCACTAACAACAAGCGTCTCTACAGCCATTGGTCAAGAGGTTGTAGAGCCTTTCTTCGCAGTTGACTTTGACTTCGCATCTGGTCCACTGTACCTTTGGTCTGGTTACGGTGACTTGGTGATCGGTTCTAAGACTTACCTCGGTGCTGGTCAGTTGATGAACATTTCTACTGTAGAGGAAACTACAGAGATTGAAGCAAAGGGTGCCACTATCACGCTTAGTGGTATCCCTTCTTCGTTCTTGTCTCTTGCTCTTGATGAACAATATCAAGGTCGAGAGTGTAGGATTTACCTTGGCATTATGTCAAGCCCTAGTGACTACATGGAAATCTTCACTGGCGAACTGGACCAAATGAACATCGCAGAAGATGCTTCTACTTCAGCTATCTCTGTGACTGCTGAGAACGTCCTGATTAAGCTTGAACGTCCTGTTGTAAGGCGTTTCACTAACCAAGATCAACAATCCAGATACCCCGGTGATCTTGGCCTAGAGTTTGTTGCTTCCTTGCAGGACAAGGAAATCTATTGGGGTCGTACTGCTAAACAATAAGGAAGGCACCCGACATGCCTATCACCTACCAACAAGAGTCCATTGCTTCTTACCGTCAAGAGGCAGAAGCTTTGCTAGAACTGCATTGGGAAGAAATTGCCCTTAACAAACATGCGATCAAACTCAACCCGGATTGGGATGCTTACTACGAACTTGAGGAAAGTGGAAGCCTAAAGATTTTCACTGCTAGGGCTGATGGTAAGCTTATCGGGTATTTTGTTGTCATCTGTAGGAACCATCTACACTACAAGGATGATGTCTTTGCCTTCAACGATGTCTTGTATCTCCACAAGGATTACAGGAAGGGGTTTACTGGATCAAAGCTGATGAAGTTTGCAGAGAAATGTCTCAAAGAAGATGGTATCTCTGTTCTTGTGGTCAATACAAAACGACATAAACCGTTTGATATTCTGTTGTCTTGGTTGGGCTACAAACATGCAGAGAATGTCTATACAAAACTATTGAGGGAATGATATGGCTATTTCTGCTGCAATTGCTGCTATCTCTACGGCAACTACTGCTTTTACTACAGGTGCCTTTATCCTTGGTAGCGCATTGACACACTTCTTGGTGTCTACTGCAATGGGTGCTGCACTAAACGCTCTGTCACCTAAACCCCGTATCTCTACGTCGTCTAGAGGCTACAGTATCAGCGGTGAGAACGGTTCTGCCTTGGATCACCAGATTATCTATGGGACTGCCCGTGTTGGTGGTGTCCGTATCTATGACGCCTCGACAGGGACCAACAACAACTTCCTTCATCGCATCATTGCCTTTGCTGGTCATGAAATCACAAGCTACGACCAAATCTATCTGAATGATGAAGTTGTAACTCTTGATGGCTCTGGTAACGTCATTTCCCCTGCACGTTACAATGGCTATGTTCGCATCAAACAGTATTATGGCACAGACGGTCAAACGGCTGATGCAGACTTGATGTCGGAAACAGCTTCCCTTACAGACGGTCGTTGGACTAGCAATCATCGTCTTCGTGGGATTGCCTACCTCTATGTGCGTTTCAAATACAATGCAGACGTTTTCCCTAATGGAACCCCTGTTGTCTCGGCTACTATCCGTGGTCGTAAGGTCTATGACCCTCGCACTGGATTAACGGTCTTCTCGAACAACCCTGCACTCTGTATGCGAGATTACCTGACCGCTCCTTTTGGTTTTGCACAACCTTCCTCGCGGATTTCTGACACTCAGGTAACAACTGCTGCAAACATCTGTGATGAACTGGTCGATGGCAACAAACGCTATACATGTGATGGTAGCTTTGTAACTTCCTTTGCCCCCAACCAAGTGCTGTCCGATCTTCTCACCTCTATGGGTGGGTTGTTGTGGTACTCGCAAGGTAAGTGGCGGATGAAGGCTGCTAAATATGTCACACCGACTGTCACACTTGATGAAAGTGACCTTCGTTCTGGCATTAACCTTTCTACTCGGCACTCTCGTAGGGCTAACTTCAACACTGTCAAAGGTACGTTCAAAGGTCCAGAATCGGATTGGCAAGAGGCGGATTACCCCGCTATCACAGATTCGGTTTACTTGACGGCTGACAACAACATCGTAAGTACGCTGGACTTCCCGCTTCCTTACACAACTTCCTCTGTGACTGCACAGCGTATTGCTAACATTGCACTGCGTAGGAATAGAGAACAGTTGACCTTCTCGGCAAGCTTTGGCCTCGCTGCCCTTGCTGTTGAAGTGGGTGATTTTGTCTATATCAACAATAGCCGTTTTGGTTGGACTAACAAACCCTTTGAAGTCACCAACTGGTCCTTTGGTCTTGTTGAAGGTCTTGATCTTCAAATCCAGATGACCTTGCGTGAAATCAGCCCAGAGGTGTTCACTAACGTTGACCCGTCTATCTTTGAGAACAACAACACAAACCTTCCGAGTGCTTTCTATACGGAACCTCTTGGGTTGTCGTTGTCTAGTGAAGTACGCATTGTCAACGAAAACGTGAACGATGTGATTATTGTCAGTGTATCAGCTACACAACCTGTGAACGTTGAACGTGTCGAAGTACAGTACAAACGCTCTGTGGATAGTATCTGGAATGTGGCTGGTGTCGGTGATCTTGGCTCTTATGAAATCGTTGCGGTAGACAGCACAGCTTTGTATGATATCCGAGTTAGGTCTTACTCCTACCTTGGTGTCAAAAGCGACTGGACATCCTACCTTAACTTTCAACCTGTTGGTCTAATGGCACCTCCCGCGAACGTGGCAAACTTCAATGCTAACGTGAACGGTGCGACAATCAACCTCGGTTGGGATGCTGTGCCTGATCTTGACTTGTCGTACTACATGGTACGTCATGCTCTTGAAGAAAGTGGCGCTACCTTCGCCAATGCTACAACAGCCGTGGAAAAGGTTAGTCGTCCTGCTACGTCTGTCGCAATCCCTGCAAGACCGGGAACCTACTTTATCCGTGCTTACGATAAGGTTGGAAACCCTTCGGTCCTTAGTACACCAGTTGTCGTTAGGGCTGCAACTCTTGAGACGTTCACCAACAACTTGACCTTGACAGATAGTCCTACGTTCTCTGGAACAAAGACAGATTGTTCTGTTACTTCTGGTCAACTGAGGATCACTGCAACAACCCCTGCAATTCGGACTGCCACCTACACAATGAGTGACTACATTGACACAGGTGCGGTACGTAGGGTCCGTTCCAGAATTGATCTTAACGTAAACCGTTTTGATGCTAATGCTGGTCTTTGGGACTCTATGCCGGGTACATGGGACACTTGGGCTGGTCTTTGGGATGATTGGACAGGTGGTACACAGTTTGCTGATACGGATGTACTTACGTATATCTCTATCACTGAACAAGACCCTGCTGATACACCCACTTGGTCGCCTTACCAACTGTACAAAGCTGGTGACTTCTATGGTCGAGCCTTCCGTTTCCAACTTGTCTTGAAGTCTAACACAGTTGGCGTTACACCTAGCATTTCTGGTTTGACAGCCAGAGTTCAATACAACTAAAGGAACCCGATATGGCACAACACGATTATGTCATTGATAACCAATCTGCACCGTCTGCAAGAGCAGACATCAATGCGGCTTTGCAGGCCATCGTAACTCAAAACGCAGGGGCTTCGGCTCCTGCAACTACCTATGCTGACATGTTCTGGTACGATACTGCAAACAACCAGATCAAGAAGCGTAACGAAGCTAATAGTGCTTGGATTACTCTTGGTACTATCAACGAATCAACAGGCAAGTTTACACCTAACTCTGCATTGACCACTGCTGGCATTGACCCTGCCACTTTGGTTGTTGCTGCCGAAGGTATTGCCTCTAACAACAACGATACGACAATCCCTACAAGTGCTGCTGTGAAAGCCTATACGGACACTGCCGTTGCTGGTGTTGCCACAAACTCCGTAACATTTCTTGGGCAGCTTAACACTACCTCTGGAAACAGCCAAACACTCTCTGGTCTTAATCTGACAAACTACAAAACACTGCACATTGTCCTTTCTGGTGTCAGTTCAAACACCGCTGGAAGTTACCTTTATATTTACTCTGGTTCAGCGAGTAGATACATTATTGGCGGGGCAAGCCCTGTTGGAACTGCGTGGAGTGGTGTTGGCACTCTAGACCTTTCAACAGGTGTTTGTTCTTTTGTCACCAAGGTTGGCGTTCCTACTGATCCATCAAGTAATACTGGTAGTTTTGTTGTTGAGGTTCCTTACTTCACTATCTCGACATCTATCACCTTTGTCAACACGAACTTTTTTGATGCAGGGCTTATCCAAGTGTGGGGGGTTAGGTAATGGAATACTTTGAAGTAATCACTGACGCAACAACTGGTGAACAAACCATTCGACCCTACACGCCAGCCGAGATTGCTGCTGTTACTGCGCCACCTTCAAAAGAGGTACAACAGGAAGCGCGTCGTGTTGCATATGTCTTGGAAGCTGACCCCTTGTTCTTCAAGGCCCAACGTGGCGAAGCCACTATTGAAGAATGGGAAGCCAAGATTGAGGAAATCAAGGTAAGGTATCCCTACCCTGCTGAATAAGGATAACAACAATGTCTCTTAAGAACAAAGTAGCTACAGGCGCTACTGTAGCAGTTCTGGCCCTAGCAACCCCATTCATCGCTAAGTGGGAAGGTCTGGAAACCAAAGCTTACAGGGACATTGTTGGAGTTCCTACGGTGTGTTATGGTGAAACCCGTGGCGTTAAGATGGGCGACACCTACACCAAAGAACAGTGCCTTGCTATGCTAGAGAAGTCTGTCAAGGAATACTATGATGGGCTTCTCCCCTACATGACCAATCCAAACATCCCTGTGGGGGTTCAAGCCTCTCTCTTGGAACTGGCCTACAACGTAGGTATTTCCACGGCAGGGGGTTCAACAATGATGCGGCTGGCTAACCAAGGTAAGTATGCTGCTTCCTGCAACGAACTACGCAAGTGGGTCAAAGCTGGTGGTGGTGTTGTCCAAGGTCTAGTGAATAGACGACAGGACAGTAAAGTGCAGTTGTGCATGAAGGGGCTATGATGAAGGTTGTAGCCCTAATTCTTCTTATCAGTTTGGCTGGTTGTGGTGGTCCACTCAGTCTTCTCACTGGTGGGGGTCCAAACGTAGCAGCCAATGTGCAGGCTGGAAAAGAAAATGTACAACAAGCTGTAGTAAAGCAGGAACGCATCGAAGCTGGTAGGGATGTTGTTCAACAAACTTCTCCTGTTGTGGCTGACAGGGTGGATGAAGTGAACATTCAACAAACCCCTGTCTGGATGATCTTGCTCCTAATTCTTGGGTGGTTGTTGCCATCCCCTAATGAAATTGCCAGAGGCATCAGGGGTATTTTTAAGAAATGAATTACGTCGAGTACATTGTAGCAGGGGTGATTTCGTCTATGTTCGCAGGGGTAACTTGGTTGATCCGAAGGGTTCTGACGAATGAGAAACAGATTGCACTTCTTCAATCAGAAATCAGGGACAGGGATACTAGACGACAAGAAGACCGGGAAATCATGAATGAGATTAAGACCGATCTGAAAGAGGTAAAGCGGGACATCCTCGACCTTTACAAACGTGACCCAGACAGCAAATAACCAAATGAAAAGACCCGCTCAGGAAATCAATCCTGAACGGGTCTTTTTTTTTTACTTACGGTTGATGAAATCTGGGTAGAGGATGATCGCACCTACCACGAAGACGACAAACAAGATTTCAAGCATTTTTACCCCGCAAGAAAGAAGACGATTATAAAGCCAAGAAGGAAGTAGAACAGGTAGTCAAGCATTGTCAACTTCCTTAATCAGTCGATCCAGATACCACTGTGCTTTCTTAAGGTCTTCGGTAGGCTTTACCTTGTAGCGCCAACGATGCAGATACTTCTTGACGTTGCCTTCCAGATAACCAATGAAGGCATCTTTGGGCATGTTGTCTTTCAGATAGTCGATACATTCGATGGTGCCAATGTTGTAGTGGGCAGGTTTGGCAACAGGGTCTTTCTTGTCTTCGTGGTACTTATCAACAATGTCCATTGGGGAAGTGCTAAGAAGGGTGATGTTTTCTGACATAACCGTGTGAACACGCACCTCTTTTGCTCTGTCAGTATCCCAATCAACCTTCACATTGTCTTCATCAATAACCACTTGGACAGTACCAACTTCACCCCAAAGTTCTTCTGTAAACCATCCAGTGTACTTTACACGATCACCAGTCTTAAAGTTGCTCATAGATTTTCCTCATAGAAAGCGGTTAGCCATTGGCGGCATACATCACTACGTACCACATCGTCAAGAGTAAACTCAACTACAGACGCATCAATGCGATACTTCTTTGCAAGGTGGATTGCCTTAGACAAACCAGATTGCTCTTTGATGTCAGACTGACGAACATCGCCATTCATGACAAGCTGACAGTTTTCACCAACCCTAGTCACCAGCATCTTGAACTGAGCAACATCAAGGTTCTGACATTCATCAGCAAGAATGAAAGCGTCCTTGAAGGAAGAACCTCGCATGTATTCCAGAGGTGCCATCTGAATGTTGCCATTCTTGGTGTCAGTCTCTAGCTTGTTCTTCCCAAGGTGTTCCTCCAAAACGGACAACACAGGCGACAACCAAGGTCCAAACTTTTCATCCAAGTCCCCCGGCAATGCACCAAGAGACTTCCCTACAGACACAGCAGGGCGAGTGATGATGATCTTGTCGATCCGCTTGTTCAGATAGAGATTTGCAGCATGGGTGGCTGCAATGTAGGTCTTACCAGTGCCAGAGGGACCAAGCACAATTACTTGTTGACTGGTCTTCAAGGCATCAATGTAAGACTTCTGGTTGTCGTTCATAGCAACAAGAGGTGCAGACTTAGACTTTGCTTCTTCTGTTGCGTTCTTGTAACGTGTCGTCCGTTTAGTCCGAGGCTTCTCAATCATTCTGAATCTCGCATATCACTCTCAAAGAATTTCACCAGATCGTCGTACCCACCAATATGCTGACCACCATACCAGATTTGAGGAACGGTCTTCATCCCTGCAACAAACATAAGCTTGGTAAGCATAGGATGTGCCGTATAGAGGTGGTATTCAAAGGTTTCCCCACGCTTTTCAAGTTCGTCTGCTGCACGATTACACCAAACGCAGTCATCACGACCAAGGATGTACCACTTCATTCTTCTTCTGTACCTTCTTCTTCTGTGAGCATTTCCTCAAGAACTTCTTCGATTTCATCAATCCTCTGGTTCTGATCCCATGTCATATAGAGCAAGGCAAGCAGAAGGACAAGGTTCACTGTAGCAAAAATCATTCATACACCGTGATTGTTTTGGTTTTGGGGAAGACACGTTGAAACTCAATGTCTTGGATGCCCTCGTCTTGTTGTTCAGTAGAACCACGGGACCAGTGAATTTTCCAATACGTTCCGTCTGCCTTGTTCTCAAAGACTTGGTTGTAGTAGGTATTCCAGCGAGATTGATAAGAGATTTCTTCTTCTGTGACACTCTCATAGTCTTCGGCATCTTCACAGAGGCAGTCTTTGGCGATGTAAATGTCCATGCTCATTTCCTTTAAGGGAGTAAGGAAGGAAGCCCCCGAAGGGGCAACCTATTAGGTCAGATCGACAATCTCACACGAACCACCAACACAAGCAAAGGTCTGGGTGCCTTTGGAAGTATCTTCGGTTTCGTAGTCGCTCAGTTTGGACCAGTCGATCTTAGCAGGCATTGCAGAAAGAGCCTTTTCGTAAGTCTCTTTGTCGCAGTCCTGATAAGGTGCCTGTTGGTAGGTGTGATCCGAATGAGGCAGGAACGACACACCAGACACTTCATCGAAATGCTCATAGACCCAAGCACCAACTGCCAACCATTCATGGTCACGGACAGTGATGGTCACAGAGGGCTTATGTTCACACCAATGACGCTGGTAAACCAACCACAAGTTCAACTGTTCCAAAGCAGTCATGTCGTTTCGAGTGACAGCCCCTTGCGGAGACTTCATCGGGAAACTAAAGACGGTGGTAGTCTCAGGCTTCATCACATCAGGTTCAGCCGGGATACCTTGGTCGATCATGAACTGCGTCAGTGGGTCTTTGTTGTCGCCCCGTACAGTGCGAATATAATAAGCAGAATGGCGGGCATGGATACCACTAGCACTATCAACAAGTTGGCTAACCGTTCCAGAAGGTTTAACACAAGTGATGGCTGTACTAGCAGGGATACCAAGACGATCAGCCCACTCAGCATTAGTAACGATAGCAACATTCTTAAGATAATCCAAGATAGTGGACAGACCCCAACCAGACAACTCATACGCTGAGAGGTCATTAGTCAACATAGGGTTATCCATGATGCCAGTCAGAGACACACCAAGCAGACGTTCTTCCTCAGTATTGTCTTTCCAAATCTTACGCAAATACGGGAAATGCGTGAAGGTGGATTGAATAGTACCAAGGATCGTAGCCAGCTTTACTTTCCGTTCCAAGTCCTCAAGTGTATCCGTTGCTCGGACAACAACCTCCGTGAGATTGCAGAACTGATAGGGTCGGAGGATAATCTCCGAACAAGGGTTAGTACCAAAGTCAAAGTCCGCATTGCGACGACCATTCTTAAGGGCCTGTTGCTTAGAAGCTGGACGGGAGAAGATACCACGTTCACCAGACTTGCTTTCAACAAGCGACAACCATTCCCGAATGAAGGTTTCCATATCGGGTTTCTCAGTATAGGCAACGCTGTTGTTAGCCAGAGCGCGTTGACCGTTCTTTTCCCACCACTGGCCCGACTTGGCATGACGCATACGGTCATCGGACAGGTTCGACAGAGAAATCATAGCAGAGCGACGAACACCGCCAACCACAACAACTTCACCAATCTTACACATGATGTCGTGGCACTCAAGGGAGTTCAGCTTGCGGCCTTTGGCACCCTTGAATTTCTCAATCACATACTGGAACAATTCCACCAGAGGGGCAGGACCAGAGGCACGACCACCAAAGGTTTTCAGCTTTGCACCAGCAGGACGAACCTTGGACACATCCCACTTCGGAATTTCACCAGCATAGAGCATGGCGATCATCTTACGCAGAGACTTTGCCCAACCTTCTTTGCTGTCCTTGACGACAATCACATCATCGCTTTGGAACAGTTGTTCAGGCACTTCGGGAAGCTTGCTGATGTATTGACGCTCAACAGAGAAGCCAACACCAGTGCCACACAGAAGGATGAACATTGCTTCATCAAACGACTTCGGATCATCGACAGGCATGAAGGCACAGTTGTAGCCAGCCGTGTTGTCGCGTTCCAGTGCAGGACCAGCAGTCATCAAAGCCCGCATAGAGGGCATGATTTCAAGGCCAAGGATGGCCTGTTCAATCTCGTTGACGATACCCGGCCAAGCATCTTTGGGCCACTTAGGCTTAACTACACTGTCGATGTAGCGACCAATAGTTTCTCCCCAATTCTCACGGCGATTTTCTTCTTCGATCCAACGGGCATAGCGCGAAGTGTGGATGAAGGATTGGTAGTCAGTAGGTAGTGCGTTGCTCATTTTTGTTCTTTCTTGTTAGCCAATTCATCAAGTTGGTTGTTGATAATCAGGTCGATCTTATCAAGAACCTCTTTCCCCTGTGGGGATTTGATAGCAGCTTCACCAGCTTCGGATGCTGCCATCATGTACAAAGTATCCTCGGAGGGGATCATCACTGCAAGGACAAGTGCGACACACCAACCGATGAAAGCGTTCTTTAGACGCCCAATCCCTTGGAAGGGATAGCCATGGTCATAACTAAAAGGCTCAACACCCTTTGGTGGGATCACAAAACCGATGACGATCAGTGCAACACCAAACATGACAACAAGAGGGAATACACGTTGGCTTACATCAACGATGTACAAGAACCAAGTCAGGTCATTCATTATCGGTTATCTCCACTACCACCAAGAACACCACGGTTCTGACGGTCTTTCAGTTTGGTCAGGTTCATTTCTGCAATCTCTGACAGGTCATAGCCAAGGAACTGTGCCAGATTAGCGACATACCAGAGAACATCACCAAGTTCTTTGGCAAGGTCTTTGTCGTCCAGAGGTTTGTTGTCACGGATCGACTTACCGATCTTCTCGGCAACTTCACCAGACTCACCACACAGCTTAAGAGCAAGATATGCCAAAGCCTGATCTTGGGGGTAGATTGCAGTCGTCAAGGCTTCTTCTTGATATTCATCCATAGTAAGATCGTCTAGCACGAAAGTATCTCCAATACTGTCCAGAACCCATTTAGCCATGTTATCACCGATTGTTGAGTACTACGAAGAAGACGAAAAGGACGACAATCATCACCGAGTACACGAAGATCACAGGCGATAGCACAGTCAGCCATCCGATTGCAACAAGATTCGTAAGCTTAAGGACAAGCATTGTTGCGGTTGCCAAGTAAGCAATTATGAACAGGTTCATTCGTCATACCTTTCCAGATACACATACCCTAGATCATCTAGGATTTCAAGGACTTTCCACAGGGTCAGGTCATGGTCACGCAGGATGTTGGTGAAACCCCTGTCTTCGATCAGTTTGAGGATTTGTTGCTTATTCATGCTCTTGCATACAGTTTAGTTGAGGTTTGTTGTTCATCAGTGAACAGATACCAACCGAAGTCATCTGTGCTTGTTGCCTTACTGTCTTCGATCCATTTGACCCTTCCGATAGGAACCAGTTTCTTACACTTCTCCATATAGGGTGCCATCCGCTTATTGCAAGCATATCCGAAAGGTAACAACAACCAAGTAGGTCGAAGTTCTGGCAGATGGTCAAGCAATGGCTTTAGCATGTCCCACTGGAAAGGTGGGTTCGTGATGATGTAGTCAACATCAACTACATCGTAGTAAGTCAAGGACAGAGCATTGCGTTGTTCAATCCTTACAGAGTAGTTTGTCGGCTGTGGGTCGATGTCATAAGCCTTCTTACACAGCCAATAGTGGTCCGTCAACGATTCGATATGTTCGATAAGAGCGCCATTACCAGCACAGGGTTCAAGGAAGGTTGCTTCCCCTTCTAGATGGTTCTCTAGAGGTTCCACAGCCTTCCTTGGTGTCGGGTAAAAGTCACGCTCTTTTCTGACAACAGGTTTGATGTTGTTGCCAGATACAGAGGCGCGTTTACTCATTTGTTCCCATACTCTTTCTCAAGAGCCTTCATCGAAACCCACTGCAAGTCATAGTCGCCGTTGTCGATGTAACGTTTGATTACGACACCTTTACTCCATTCACCGTTAGCTTGTCCAGCCCAACCTTCTGCTCCACCCTTAAAGCAGCCTGCAACAAGTCCATTGATTGCAGTAGGTCTTGCATCCGCTTTGCGATAATAATGGAACTTATGACTGTGACCAACTGTAACACTACAAGCAAGCTTTTCAACCAGAGCATATCCGTGATGCTTACTAGACATAGCAGAGCCAAAATTCCCACTACTGACGTAATGACCATATACAACGCCATCATAACTAGCAAGGGCTGGACCTGAGTTACTATATTCGTGATACTCGTCAAACCAGTGGTCCGTTTGAAGATGGGAAAATGACACTCCATATTTGCTACCTTCTAGGCGAGGGTCGTGAGCGATTGCGCGTTTGATTCGGTTCTCATGGTTCCCTTCAAAACCAATACGGAAAGGTCGCTTTTTCTTGCTGATCTTGTACCGACCCCACAGGCGGTCCTGAGCCTCGTTATAGGCTTCAATATCCGCTTGGTAGGACTGTGCAACAAGAGCCTGTGGATAGCGTGTATCGAAGGTGTTAAGACTTTGAAGGTCAGCCCCATCACCGAGGTCAACAACGTAGTCTGGCTTAATGTCTTCGATCAGATCGCCCAACCAAGAGAAGCGTTCGTTGCTAATCTCCGGGTGAGAGTGGGCGCAAGTGTAGACGATTGCTGTCTTAGTCAAGACTATTAACCTTTTCTAGCAGTTCTTCACTGCTTCCGATGTAACGTGAGTGTTTCAAAGCAAGTGGAATATCCTTCTCTGGATACCCTGCTTTACGGAGTTGGGCTTCATAGTCGTCTTGCAAGGGTGCAGGAAAACCATAGGCCCAACCTGTCGGGGGATCAACAAGCCGTGTCAAAACGGGTAACTCCAAATCTTCTCGATTTTCCAGTACTGGTATTCAACGCAGCCTTTGAGACAGTTGACTGCTTCTTCTTCGGTGTTCTGAATATCAACAACATTCCAATCTTGAATTGCGAGAGAGTTGCAACCAAAGACATACCAGTGAACGTCCATCAGAAGTTATCCTTCCATTTGATAGGTTTGATTTGCTTAGTGAAGTGCTTGACCAACTTTCGTGCATCCTCAAAGGTCTGGAAGATCAGTTGTGATGGTTCAAGAACACCCCGATCATCCATGACAATCACATCAAGGATGTAACCTTCTTCGTAGGGAAGCCCAAAACCATCTTCTTCATGATCCCAATCTGGAACCTCAGACGAGTGGGTTGGTCCCCGAAGCACGTTTACGATCTTCATGTTCTTGCTTTCTTTTGTAGTAAAGGTGTAACCAGAGGTCTAGAGCATTGCTTCGGTCCAGAACCTCAAACACCAACAAAGGGTCATCAATGGCTTCTTCCCAAAACACCCTAACACACCCACAATCATCAGTCAAGTACCTGTAACCGCCAGCTTCGCTTGGTTGTCTCCAAATACCGTGACCTACTACAGAGTCTTCTTGTGGTTCCCAATCAGCCATTCTTCTGGGATTTCCTTATCTGCAAAGATGAAGTTGTTCTTGTCGCACCAATCAGCATAGGAAGTTTTGGACCCTTTACTGATCTTAGTCTTAGAGTTAGAGAAGACAAACCTGATGTCAAGGTCAGGCCGTTGTTTCTGGATCAGAAGGTGTTTCTTCCTATCAGCAACAACAAACCTGCCTTTAGTCTCAACGATGATACCATTAGGTAGAACGAAGTCTGGTGTATACTTATGGACACTTTCAGGAACGACATACTTGATCTTTGTCGTCTCGTATTCATAAGCAACACCAGCCTCAGTCAGTTGCTTGGCTACTTTTTCCTCTAGACCAGATCGGAAACCTAGCTTTTTGGCGGTTCCCAAAGCTGATTTTCTTGTCGTCTTAGCCAAAGCAACCTACCATTCATTACTGCCCTCTCAAGATCACCTTCATAGGCATCAAGACAACGGCTCCACAATTCAAACTCTGTCGTAGCACCTTCAAGGATTTTACAAGCTTTGACAGGACCAACCTTGTACAGACCATGGATGTTGTCTACTTTATCTCCTGTCAACAGTTGTTGATAGAAGAACCTAAGACCATTCCAGTGGTCAATCCTGTCGAACTCTTTCTTCACCGGGTTGTAGAGGATACCGGGGACTTGCCGGAAGTCTTTGTCAATCGACACCATGATAGCATTAGGATAATGCTTTGTGGCAGCAATAGCAATGGCATCATCTGCTTCCTCTCCATCAGTGATAACCGCATCGTATTCTTCTGCGATGTAATCCCTAGCGAAGTTGATTAGGGCAGGCTTTTCTTTAGGCCGTTGACCCTTGTAGTCCTTGGCAATGTCGTGTCGGAAGTTATTCTTTCCGGTCAAGAATGACTGATACTTTAGATCATTGCCAAACTCGTAGATAATATCCTCAGTGATTTGCTGGTACAGATCATTGATCTTCTCAACAACACCACTGAGGGTATCACCACCTTTAGAATAAACTGCCCGATATGCCAGAGGGTCGGCATCAATCAGGACAATTCTTGTCAATGTCAATCCTCACGAATTGCAGCAGTTACAATGGCAACAGCTTCCCAAATGTCCTTGTCCAACACATTAAACTCAAGAGCAATGAGTTGCATCAGCAGACCCTTGGTCATCAGGTAAGCTTGTGTTGCTTCGCTGTACGACATAAGACGTTCGGTCAGTTGGTCTGCGGTAAGACCCTCGTTAGAGGAAATGATTGCATCAGCAATTTCCATCACATCTGGTTCGATAAGCTTCCGGGTCATTTGTTGTCTTCCATCATTTTGAAGATAGTCGGGAAAGCCGGGGTAAGTGCCGACTTGATTTCTCTTGCCAACAGGACATGCTCCCATTGGGTAACACCGGGATCGTCTCGGACTTCAAGATAATGAAGCCATGACCGAAGCGTTCCATTAACGTACAAGCGGCTCATGGTCAATCCTTCTGGAAGGATAACCCTTGCACACTCTTTGGCTACACCGTCTTGTCGAAGGTAGCTGTAAATCTCCTGTGTACCTTGGATCATTGCAGCAATGCCTTCGGCAAACCTTGCTTTTGCAGCATCATCAAAATCATCAAGGCTGTTCTGACGATTCTTGTTGTCTTGCCTACGAACATCACGATCCGTAAACTCGATTTCATCAGAGTAGCGTTGACTAAACTCTTGGAAACTGAAAGAGCGATGCCGCAACAACTGCCGTGTAATGTCCCGTGGTGCTTCTACTTCAACAACAGCATTAGCCATTTCAAAAACACTAAAGTGTTTGTTCTTTAGACAGTATTTCAGGAGCTTCTCATAGTCAGGGTTATCCTGATTAGAAGGGTTGGAAACCCTAGCGCAATAAGCAACTAGGGCCTCCGAGTTAGCCACAGGAACAGCAAGAGTTGGTTGCGTAAGTGCCACAAGTTTAGCTGAGATTTTCATTTCCATGTCTTTCTGAGTAGCCTAAGTTTTTTCTTTGTAGCTTAACTGCTGTAGCTGCTTCTCCAACAGTCAAGAAAGACCCTAGAGAAACTTGTTTTAGACCGTCCCTCACGTTTGCACGATATTTTCCAGATTTTTTATCAAACCACACTCCAGAAAAACCAGTCTTGTTGTCTGAACGAAGACTTGCATTTCTATTGTTTGTTGATTTGTCAACAACTCTCAAGTTTGAGATTCTATTGTCTGATCTATCTCCATTGATATGGTCTAGAAATGGATAGGGCCACTCGTCCATATGTAAAGCCCACATAACTCTGTGTGCGTAGAGCGTAACACCAGTGTGCCTTCCAGCTAGATAGCCATAATTGTTTTTTGTTGAAAAAGCTGGTGTGTTTGCATAGCGAGTGTTCCACCGTTTGCTTTCTCTACAAGGGTCTTTTGAAGACTTAAACCAGTGTGGACCCCTCTCCAACCACCAGAGTTTACCTGTAACTGGATTGTATCCGACCGTAAGTTTAAGAATTGGAATAGGGAGTTCATTCTTAGCTTGCATATCATAATCCAGTTACAGGTGTTGTTGAATTTAGAGGTTGCTAACCAGCTTCGCAGTCACTTTCACAGAGTAATCTCCACTTTGTCGCCACGGTACAGGACGCGAATAGCATCACTACGCCAGACGAAGTAGTTGTCATCGTCATCTTCGTAGTTACCCCAAACACCACCAATCACGATAGGGCCGTGTTCATTGTCAGAAGGAAACAACACAAGAGCGCCATTCTCGTGGATGAACCCAACTTCTTCACGCTCAGTAGTACCAAGTGCCTTGATTTGCATGTTAGACCTCACATTGTCCCAACTTCGTCACCATCGTCCTTGATAAGAACGACTTGCTTCACATAGCCATAGCCAGAACCTTGCAGGAAGGTCAGGAGGACTTCTGCCACATCACCAAGGTAGTCAACATCATTCTGTTCGACAGTGACAACCTTGTTAGTGTAAGTGCAGGTCGATTGCAGCGAGATATTCATTATGCGTCTTCCCCTTCTTCTTCACGAACATACGGAACATGTTCGATGATCTTAACCTTGGTCAGCGAAGTGCGCGAAACCGTCTTACCATCTTGACCCGGAAAGGTCGTAATCAGGTTGGTCACTTCTGCAAT